TCTATCTCTTCAAATATATTTCATCTTCAAATATATTTGAGAATACAAGTTAAATCAGAAATTTTAACAACACAAACAAATCAAGTTGTATCGTTGTTAAAATTCAAATCTCAAATCAATCATTGTTGAAATTCAAATCTCAAATCAATCATTGTTGAAATTCAAATCTCAAATCAATCATTGTTGAAATTCAAATCTCAAATTTCATTCATTGATTTTCAAATTATTATTCTATCTCTTCAAATATATTTCATCTTCAAATATATTTGAGAATACAAGTTAAATCAGAAATATTAACAACACAAACAAATCAAGTTGTATCATTGTTAAAATTCAAATCTCAAATCAATCATTGTTAAAATTCAAATCTCAAATTTCATTCATTGATTTTCAAATTATTATTCTATACTTCAAATATATTTCATCTTCAAATATATTTGAGAATACAAGTTAAATCAGAAATATTAACAACACAAACAATGATTAAAATTGTTATTAACTAAAATTATCACAATGAACATGAGTTGTTCCAAAATTTCAACAACAAAATCTAATTCAAGTTATACCATCATTTCAATGTGACAATAAAAATTATTTATGAATTAAAATGTCGTTCATTCAGTCTTTGATCATAGGAATATTAATTCTAGCTGTTTGTTTTGCAATTGCATTACAATATATACTTGCTGTTCGATACAACAGATGTGTGAATCAAGATATTACTCTATGTTTCAAAGATTGGAAATGTACAACGAGTTCAGGTACAACAAACATCGCATTAAAGATGTACAATGGAATTAAACCTTGTATTGGAACTGTTGATGGAGTCAAAGAGTTCGATTTTACATTGGCAACATGTGCCGTTTGTACAGCTGATTCTACCTTAAAAAAAATCGTACAAGAAGGAGTTCAATTCGCCGATACAAATGGTAAAACATTGGTTGTTGATGATATATGTGGTGTTAGTAATAGTTAATATTTGATTAATATCTAATGATGATTTAACTAATATCTCGATATAAAATCATATATATGATTTTATATTCATAATTGTTACTATCCATCATATCACTTCAAAACATAGAAAACCAAGGACAAGCTTGTTTAAACATGCGAAGGTTATGATCACTTGCCGTCAAACAACTGAATCTCAAAGGAACCATCGATCGATTTCGAATTGTTCTGTCATATTTGTATAACAAGAGATATCTGTTAATCAGATCATCGTCAAGAACTTGTTCAGACCAAAATCCGTTCAACACAATCGTTACAACTTCACTTGTTTCACAGAGTGACAATCCTAAACAATCGAGTTGTTTCATCAAAAACTGAAGTGTTGTGTGATCACGAACACTAGCAAGTAAGTCATACATATTCTGTCTATTAACACTCAGTGAATATGCTTTCATATATTTGATAATTTTATCAAATGAAACTCGCGACATCAATTGCCAACAGAGAACCGCATGAATCACATCATCGCTAGCATGATCCAACATTACCATTGCTTTGTACTTTGATCCATCAGAAAATGCAGCAATTACCATTTCTACATTTGGTCCGAGTCCAGAAGCAGCGAACTTTTCTTTGAATTCTTCCGGTTTGAGTCCTGACCATGATTTCCAGTTGCACTCATTGTTCTTGACATCAAACGTTTCGGTTCTTGGTGAACGAACTCTTACTTTGATGTCTCTGTAGTTGAGTGATCGAACATATTCAGAAATAAGACTCATTCGACTATCGCAATTTGTCATGTCAACTTTGGATTCATCAACATCATCACATTGTTTACTTGAAGAAGTAACAACTCCAGGTACATAAGTAACTGTAACTTTATCAACGGGTTGTTGGACACTAACTTGGGTTGAAGGTATATGTCTAACTTTAATTGTTGAATTTTCACTTGCGATGGGTTGGGATCGTACATATCTGACTCTTATTGTCTCATCATGGTTCACGGGTTTGTTCTTAACCATTCCTGGGACATATTTGACTGTGATTGAATCATCACAGTGTTTGGTTTCATCAACTGGCTTGTATTGCATGGATGAACCTTTGTTACATGATTTTTGTCTCATTCGAATCGTACTCTCTTCAACAGTTGTTTCTGAAACTGGAACATAACGAACTGTAATTGTATCGTCACAGTTAACCTGAGATTGTTCAGAAGCATATTTGACTTGAGTAGAGACAGATGTATTTTCATCAACTCTCAATGAATCTTTTGCTCCGGATAATTCACTGAATTTACCAAAGCGACCATTTTTCTTGACGAACAGAGTCTTATCAAGTCGCTTTGGTGAATGAGCAATGCAAATTGGACTCTTCATTTTGGATTCTATGAAATATTTTTTTCAAATTATGATTGACTTTGATTTAAAATAATATCAATTATAAATATTTATAATTGATATTAGATGGTAAATTTATATATTTATTTGATTAATAAATTACGTTTTTTATTCTTTATTTTCAGATACAATCAGTGTGTCATATGAAGATTGAGGAGTCGCTATGTTAAACGATAGTGGTGGTAAATTTGAAACATGAAGTATAAATTCGTCATACTTGCTGTCAATCTCATATTTCATCAGGAGTTCATAGGCTTCAGATTTTGGCATGGATACTTCAAGTGAAACCTCATTCGTTATTAGGTTTTCTGGTGAAATAAAAGAAAACATTTCTCGTAATCTCTTATGATGAAGAGGAGTTACATCAATCGTTCTAGGAAAATTATCTATTGATTTGTGTTCCTGTATCAATTTAACTGATCTAACAGGACCTATTTTAGGTATACTTTCATTGTAGTCACATCCAAGAGTTATACATAAATCTTGAAAAGAAAAAAATGATAAATCCAAAGTTGAAAGAATATCTCTCATTCGAGTTCCTTGAATATGAGCTACTTTTTGTTTGTTTCTCGATCTATATTCAATATTACCTGTGAGTAAAATCGGACAACCATACGCATAGTTATCTGTGTCTCTTGAATAAACTGCAGCTACATAACCTGATAAACATAACATCGAACAGAGTTGTTCTCCATCTTCTTTTGCTTTGATTACAGGAATACCCAGGGTCGATAATATTTTTTGAACCACTGGGATGTATTCGTAAACGAGTGATAAATCTCTGATTAATATATCTCGATATTCTTTCATCAATTCAATTGGAAATGTGAGAGCTGTGCTACTGTCGATGATGTCTTCGATTTCTTTTCTTCTTTCTCGAATTGGTTTCCAGACTTCCTTACGTTTTGATAGAGTTTGTGATTTTTCAATTGGTGAACTTCCATCAAAAACAAAAATAGGATGTATTTGATTCTGTAGAAGCTTTAATGTAAAATTTACAATCGAATACATCCATCGATTAATAACAACAGATGTGTTTAATGGTTCTCTTTCTAATGTTGTATTAAGAACTACATCTCTTAGTATTGGTGAAAGTGAAATATAAAGATAATTAGCTGCATCGATTGCTATGGCTTTACCAGCAAATTCAGTTAATGAAATTAACTTTGGTATTGTTTTATCATCAAGTATTTTTTGAAGTTTTTTGATTCCCATTTTATTTTTATTCACACTTCTTTTGAAAATCACTTTATCAGAAGAAATGATTTGAAATAAAAGTTTTGATATTTATGATTTAAAAACTTTATTAAGTTCTTTCTAAAATTGTTTTGTACCTAGAATTAAAATGATTCGATTTATTGGACCACAAATAGGTGGAAAAAAACCATCTGTACAAATTCTTCATATAAATTCAAGAGGTGAATCCCAAGAAAAAACATTGTTGACACGAAACATAACACCTAAATATTCGAGTATTGATGACATACCAAGTTCAAATAAAATGATCGAAGATGAATTGAAGATGTATGTTGATGATCAAATAAGAAAAAGTAAAGAGGAAGTATTGATTCAAATCAGAGAAGAATTCTCACATGTTTTGAAAAAAGATGAAGAATTAAAAATATATTGTGAGAATCAGTTAACTTCTGTTAATGATTCAGTTAAAATAATTGAAAATAAAATATATGGTGCTATTGAGTTACTCTTTCCACCAAATGAATTAAAAATTATAATTGAACCTATAAAGTTATTACCTGTTAATTCTGCAATAATTGGTTCTTTTGTTTCACATGATTCAAGTGAGAAAGGAACATGGACAGGAGTGATTTCTGTTGTGGATGAAAAAATTTGTATCGCTGTTAAATTATCATATCCAATAACAGTTTATCCATCAATGTTGAAATTTGAATTGTCTGTTGTTCATTAAATGTTTTGTTGGAGATTTGAATGAAATTTGAGATTAAATCTGATTTGTTTGTGTTTTTTAATATTATGAATTAACTTGTATACTTCAAATATATTTGAAGTATAAAATAATAATTTGAAAATCAAACAATCAATGAATGAAATTTGAGTTTCATCAATCAATGAATGAAATTTGAGTTTCATCAATCAATGAATGAAATTTGAGTTTCACCAATGAATGAATGAGATTTGAGTTTCATCAATCAATGAATGAAATTTGAGTTTCATCAATCAATGAATGAAATTTGAGTTTCACCAATGAATGAATGAGATTTGAAATTCAAACAATCAATGAATGAAATTTGAGTTTCATCAATGAATGAATGAGATTTGAGTTTCATCAATGAATGAATGAGATTTGAGTTTCATCAATGAATGAATGAGATTTGAGTTTCATCAATGAATGAATGAGATTTGAGTTTCATCAATGAATGAAATTTGAGTTTCATCAATGAATGAAATTTGAGTTTCATCAATGAATGAATGAGATTTGAGTTTCATCAATGAATGAATGAGATTTGAGTTTCTGATTTCAAACAATGATATAATTTGATTTATTTGTGTTGTTAATATTTCTAAATTAACTTGTGTTCTCAAATATATTTGAAGTATAGAATAATAATTTGAAGTATAGAATAATAATTTGAAGTATAGAATAATAATTTGAAGTATAGAATAATAATTTGAAGTATAGAATAATAATTTGAAGTATAGAATAATAATTTGAA